CCCACGAAGTGCCATTGTAGAACTGCACCTTGTCAGTGGACTCCAAATAACACAACTGGCCCTCGGCAAGAGTCTTTTCACCTGAACCACCAAACGCAGCGTCACGCGCTGTCGTATCAGCGAACACTGGCACACCAGTTCGAGCGCTCTGATTCATCTGATCGGCAGTCAGAACCTGTGCAGCCGTAAATGTTGGAACAGTTGTCTGTGCGTTAGCGCCCATGGTTACCTCATCCTAATACGTTTGTGCCATCAAGTTGACCGTACACCGGGTCATCCAAAATGAGCTGGAACACAACGGTGGTTGGGGCTGTGTAGTACGTAATGCGATGGCCTGACGCAAAATTGATGTTGCCCTCAATGCCTTCAATGCTCAGCTCGGACGTGATGGTTGACAGCCCGGTGATGTCTTTGGTGATTGTGATGGTGTCTCCGATGTCCACGGTGGCAGCCAAAGCGCGCTCAGCGTTGTCTAGCAAGGCAAAGTTGGTGCTGACAGCCGTAAAGCGTGGCGATGGCTCAGGCTCAAGCAAATAGTCAGCCAAGTCATCAATCTCGCCTTGCTGATGCAGCAGGCTGTTCGTAATCGATTGCGATTGAATGAAATACGTGGCCTGACTGGTCAAATCCTCAGCCAATGCATTCTTGCCATCGAGCGCCTGCACGTACGCGCGATTCAGCACGCCATCAGCGTCAAACTCAATCTCCACGTTGTCATACGGTGTGTTGGTGTTGTCATCGGCAAACGTGATGACCGAACCGCTGAGCGTGGCTCCCACACGCGGCTGGAACGTGAACACGCCTGCCCTGCTCATAAACACTCGACCCTGCTCAGCCTGGTTGATTTGCGTGATGTAGCCGAGCGTGTTTTGCCCGGCATTGAGCGTGTATGAGCTGTCGTGACCCATGTTGACCGTGCCCACGTCAATAGCCGTGGTGCCTGTGTAATTGACCTCCGGCAACGCTAGAACAGTCTCAATGCGTTCTCCCGAGGTTTCCGCACTCGGGTTGAACGCAGCCATCTGCGTCTGAGCCAGCAAATAGAAATCGTCCGAGCATTGCACCGCCACCGTGTTAGGGCCAGCCAACGCGAACTCGTAGTTGTAGGCCGTGACGTAGCCGACGAACAGATACTCCGATGATCGGCTCAGCCTGACTCGACGCATAGGTGCAAGCCCAGGCTTGTCGTTGCTCGGGTCGTAATAGGGGCTGGCAGTGTCATACGGCCCGAGAATGCCCGTCTCATCGGTCATGCGGAAGCTCATCGTCCCGGCACCAAACTGATCGTCCACGTTGCGGCGACCTCGCTTGTAGGCAACCTCGGTCACATACTCGGTGATGTCCGCGTAACCAGTTTGCGGCCCCAAGCCATAGGTCGTGTTATTGAGTACGCCTTTGGTTGCATCATCCAACCTAAATGAGTTGTAATCAAAGCCTGTGTCAAGCTCGAGCAGGTAACTACCTGATTGAACAACGCTCGCAGCCATAGTTATGCAATCTGTACGTCAAGTGGGCCGCTGCGACGGTTGTACTGTTTCAACGCGTTCACGATGGTGTCACCGAGGCGCTCGTCGGCAATGGTGCTGTTGACCGTCACGTTGTACACAGCCTGCTTTGGCGCGTATGCCGCGTCCAGCATGGCTGGTACTTCGTAGAAGCGGCTCTTGGGGTCATACACCGAAGGGTCAAACGGCTGCACGGTCATTTGACCGCCGCCACCGCCGCGACTACCACCGCCACCGCCACCCGATGGGGCAGGCAACGTCACCGGGGCAATAGCCGGAATGCTCGGTACTTGAATCATGCGCTCCACTCGATCAGGGCCAGCAGCAGTGACTCCGCCACCGCCGCCGCCTTCACCAATGTTGAAACGTGGCAACTTGATGTCACCCAATGGGTCAATGCTGACACCGGGCAGCAGGTTTAGTCCTTTGATGACGAGGTTTATCATGCTGACGTATGTGTTGGCGATGCTCTCAAAAATGCCAATAATGAAGTTGCCCATGGTGGCAAATGCGTTCTTGACGCTTCCAGTCTTAGCGACCAGCACACCAAAGCCAGCCACCAACAGCGCCACAGCCGTTACGACCAGGCCGATTGGGTTAGCAGCCATTGCAAGGTTCAACGCCAACTGAGTCACCGTGATGACCTTCATGACTGCATTCAATGCCAGAATCGCTCCAGCAAGGGAGCCGACCACAGCCATGACCGCTAGCACTTTGTCAGTGTTGTTTTGTACGTATTGCGCAAAGCGTTGCAGTACCGGGAGCAGGCGCTCGAGAATGGGCAGGAATGCTGCACCGATTGATTCCTTGGTTTCGCCAATGGTGAGCGACAAGCGTTTCATTTGACCTTCGGCGCTGTTGGCAGCCACAGCTGCTGATCCGCCGACCGTACCAGCCACCGCAGCAAACACCTCGTCCAGCGACGCACCTTCTTTGATGAGTTCGCGTACCGAGGGCAGCAACGTGCCGAGCGCCCTCGTGTTGCCACCGTACGCCTTAGCAATGGCATCCGTAGCCGTGCCCAAATCAACGCCAGTGGCTGCAGCAACGTCGAGGGCCAGCGTAAGGCCATCCTGTGCCGAAGTCATCTCCCCGGTCACCTGGACAAGCGAGGCGAGGGCTGGACGTAGCTCATCGTCAGCCACAGCCGCCGACATCATCGTGGACTCGATAAACGCTTCAGCGACCTTGATGTTGGCTTCCCCAGCCAGCGTGTTATTTGTAATGGCCTGGGCGAGCAGCGCTTGTGCTTTTGCGTCCTCAATAGCGGCTTTGGTTGCGTCACCGATAACGACAGCCAGCCCACCGATAGCCGCAGCTGCCGGGATGGCAGCCTTCTTGAGGGCAAACTGGGCTTTCGCGCCAGCGCCCTCGAGGCTCTTGAACTCATTAATGGCGCTCTTGATTCCCTTGCTATCAAACTCGGAAATAATGGGAATGTTTACAGCCATTGCTACATCCTACGAACTCTGTGGAGCCATAACGAGATTGCGATTGACCTCACGCATAACACGCTCACACAACGCAATCATCTCTTGCTCAACCTGCGATTGGTTCTTTTCGTACGAAGGCCACAACACTCGAGAGGCGCGCCCATACCGGGCATTTAGCCGATCTACAAACGTGCCACTTGATTTACGTCCAGCAATGTCAAAAATGGTGTTAGCCGTGCCAGTCCACACAATGCGAAACGTGCCGACATTGACTTTCGTGCCACGAAACTCCTTGACTTTTTTGGTATTGATTTTGGCTGCCAACATCTTTTGTGCAGCAGCCGTTGACCAACCATCTTTAGGAATAATCTCAAAGCCAGATTTGGTTTTCCAGCCACGATTCATACCACTCAACGGTGCTTGGCTAGGCATAGCCGCTTTGGCATCAGCCACCACACTCGACACAATCTGCTTGTAATCCTTTGTCACTTCACGACGCAACTTAACGTCAATGGTGTTCAGCTCTTTTAGAGCCGCCTTGATGCCGTAAATCTGAATGGTGCTTTCAACTGCCACGTTGTTGTTGCTTTCTCGCCAGCAGTAACACGGTAGCCAAATCCTCAGAATCAAACTCAATGTTCGGAGGCCACCACCCGGTAGCCAACAACAGCTCCGCTAACTGGCGGCGGACGCTGTTGCTTCCGTAGGGTTTGCGTGGGCAGTCTCCACTACCTCAAAATCCTCAACGGACACAAGCCAAGTGTCATAATCGCGGCCCTCACGCTTATTGAAGTTGAGCTGATGCCACGCCATAAACATGATGTCATCGATACCGATACCAGCCTGTAGATCGCTGGCGCGGCGCTTGAACTTGCGTTCCCACGCAGCAGCCGTTGCAATTGTCGTTGTGACTTGCTCTGTAACCAACTCTGCTGCTGGTGTCTTGAACGACACCTTGATGGTTAGTTTCACGCCGTCACGTCCTCGACCAGCACGCCGCCAGTGATGGTGATTTCTACTTCGGACAGTTCACCGACCGAGCCATTTACCAAGTCAAGCGACTCAAGGTATCCGCCAGTGATTTGGAACTCAGGGTTGGTCGTTGAAATGCCAGACGAGGTTGGCTTTACTGCGACGTACACGTTGGTGCCGACAAGGCTGGTCAGGTCAACGTAGGTGCCGGGCGATGCCGAGTACTCCATGAGCAGCGTCGCGGTCACGGTCACGTTGGTCAAACCACCAACGAACTGGCGGCCCGTGTTGCCAAACGAAGTGGAGTCAAGCGCTTCACGCGACTTGGTGATGACCACAGACTTGCACTGATCCGTCAAGTCTTTGACTGAACCGGCAGCGGCACCGATGTTGAATGTTGGGGAAGCCAGGTAAGTGGTTGCGTTAGCCATGTAGCGAATCTCCTCTACGTCGAGGGTCGCTGCTTACCCGTAGGGCAGTCTAGTAGCCCTAGGGGCTTACTTTGGTGCGTATTGTCAGTTCGTAGGCAGGGTAGTCAGCGCCACCGTACGACACCGTGGTTGGGCGTGCATCGGTCAAGCCGATTTGTGCAGCGCGAATCAAATCAATGTTGTCCAGCAGGCTGTCAAGCGTCCTGTTGTCCCCAGTGCCTAGGGCAGTCATTACGACGCGGAACTCCATGTCAGCAACCACGTTGGTTGCCATCATGATGGTCGGTGCCTCGACAAGTGCACACGGTGGGTTCATGTTGCGTGGATCGTCAAACACACGCAGCCCGGTAATTGTCTGCAGCTTGGTTACCAGTTGGTCGTATCCAGCCTTGAACATGTTTGACATGTCAGGCCACCTGTGGCTTATTGACTCCGAGCAAACGCAGGATTTGACCGTAGTTGCCTGTGACCGGGCCACCTGTGGCTAGTGGGTCAAACGACGCAAACGCC